AATATCGCCAAGTTACGCATTCACAGGGATAGTGCTGGTGTTTTTTATGATTACGCTGAGGTCAGGGGGGTAGCGGATAAGCTACTGCAGTCAGGTAATTTTGAGAGGGTTGTTATTCATGAGGAGATTATAGTGGAGGCTACGTGTGATTAAATCAAACTACAAGGTGTTTCTTTCTGGGGGTATGTCGGGGTATCCTTTGTATAATTTCAATGCGTTCATAGGGGTGTACGAGCCGAAGCTTTTAGATATGGGGTACTCGTATGTAGTAAACCCGGCGAGGGAGGCTTTAAGGCGGTATGGGGCTGAGCTATTCAACGAGGAGTGGGTGTTGCGTAATTTTAATTATGAAGAGATGATGTGCTGGTGTCTGTCTGCTGTAGCGGATTGTGACTTCATAGCGTTGATGCCTGATTGGAATCTATCTAATGGCTCTAAGCGTGAAGTTGAGAGGGCGTTATCTCTGCATAAGGGGGTTATAGTTCTCTAATGCCTATTGACTTATCAGCTAAGCAGAAGAAGGGGTTGGAGATGTTGTGCGACCCGAATAACACCGTAATACTGTTTACTGGTGCGGCGAGGTCGGGTAAAACTTTTTTGATTTTCGAGTATCTTGTACAACGTGCGTATCAATTCCCCGGGTGTCGCCAACTGATTGTTCGTGAGATATTAGTGGATTTGCGCGCTTCAATTTGGGATGACACCGCTCCTAAGTATTTAAAAATGTTCATCCCTGAAAGCGAGTACACTCTACAAAAGAGCGAGCTCAAAATAATCTTCAATAACGGGTCTGAGATAGTGTTTGCAGGGCTGGATACGGAGCTCAGGTCTCAAAAGATATTAGGGACTGAGTACGTTACAATTTTCTGTAACGAGGCTACTCAGATGAAGTATGACGTGGTATGTATGCTCCGCACCCGCCTTGCGCAGTATGTACTTGACCGTACCGGGACTTTCCATGCGGTAAATAAGCTGATACTGGACTGCAACCCCCGTGACCCGAAGCACTGGCTTAAAATCTATGGGGTAGACAAAAAAGACCCCTCAACACGTCCGTATGAGCCGTTGCCGGACAGAGAGCACCACGCTTATCTGCACTGGATACCGGAAGATAACATCAAGTACCTGCCCCCTGGATTTATTGAAACGCTTGACGCTTTACCGTTTGAGGCGAGGGAGCGTATGCGTTGGGGTAAGTGGTGCGGGGGCTCGGGGGCGGTCTTCAAAGAGTTTAATGAATCGATACACACCTGTACACCCTTCGAGATACCCCGCTCATGGGCGAGATACCGTGCGATTGACTTTGGATTTAATCACCCATTTGCTTGTAGCTATGCGGCTTATGACTACGCGACGGACACCATTTACTTTTACAGAGAGCATAAAGAGTCGGGGTACACCATTGATATGATTGCTGATTTGTTAATTAGCGTGGAGAAAAAGACCAATGAAGTGTTTGATAAAACATGGGCTGACCATGATTTATCTGACCGTATGTTCTTGCAAAAACGTGGTATATACACTACTCCGGCGAAGAAGTCAGTACTGGACAGTATTAATGCTATAAGGCAACGGATGTGTGTAGTAGCAAAAACGCAAAAGCCCCGCATTATGATATTCAAGACCTGTGTAAACCTTATTGACGGCATTTTTGCGTATGAGTGGAGGCCCAACAACAGCCTTGTATCGGATAAAGACGCCCCTGTAAAGCGTGATGATGACAGTGTTGATACTATGCGCTATATTGTTTACGGCATCGATAAGATGGCGGGTACAGTGATATAAGAGGCTACTTGAATTTACCAATATGCGCATTAGATTTACTTAACTATTAAGGAGACACCGGAATGGCTAAAATAAAAAAGACACCTGACATTGGAACCCTTTCTGCTATGAACATGTTTGAGAGGGAGTCCAGCTACTACACCAGTAAAAAAGCATTATGGTTAAAGGCACTCAGGGCGTACAACGGCGGGCGTGAATATATCGTTAAAACCCTTACTCAGCACCCTTCTGAAACTGAAGAGGAGTATAAAGACCGTGTTGCGCACGCATATAATATTAACCTTATAAAATACAGCACCAACCGTTTTGGTGATTATATATTCTCTAAAGCCCCAAGACGTGAGGGAGCGAATAAAGAGATTGTAGACGATTTTGACCGTCAGAAAAAATCAGTTAATGCGGTTATGAGGCAGATATTTGACTACCACACTTTGTGCAATCTGGTGTGGGTGTTGGTTGATATGCCGGTGGTCTACGGTGAGGGTATTGACTTGAAAACTAAACAACAGCAAAAGATTCGCCCGTGGGGTAAGGCCCTCTCCCCTCTCAGTGTACCAGACTGGGAGTTTGACGCATACGGAGAGTTGGAGTGGGTGATTATAGAGGAGATATTTGTACGTAAAAGTGACCCGTATGCTTTGCCTGAGAAAATCAAAAAAAGAACACTATACACCAAAGACTACTATCAAACTTTTGAGGCGACTATAGGTCACGAGCTAAGTGGTGCGTCAATACTTACCCCCCTAACCCCATTAACGTCTTCAAACGTGCATACAGGACTCAGGGTGAGCGAGAAGTTCCCAAATAAGCTCGGAAAGGTTCCTGTAAAGCCTTACACCACACTGTTATTTAACGAGCATTTTAATCACCCTGCTGTAGACGATATGCTGACTATAGCTGATGCTGTACTTGCGGGGGAGAGCGAGTTGTTAACAAATATTATAAAACAAACTTACGGACAACTTGTACTGCCCTCCAGTACTTCGCACCTTGTATCAAGGATTAAAAGCAGGTTGGCGGCGGCTGACCCCGATATTGACTTTACTTCAGAGGATGTTGTACATGCGATAACACAGGCGGCGAACCTTCAAATTTCACGCACTAAGGCTATTTTTGAGGAGCCAGAAGAACATGGCATAGCTCGCTATATCCAGCCAGATGGGGCAACCACTGAGAGTATCATGAATCATGATGACCGCCTGATTACTATAATGATGAAATTGTATGGGTTTTTAGTGGGGGTACATACCACACAGAAAGCAAGTGCTGGGAGTAAGTCGGTAGATAATATAAGCTTGGCGGCGCAGTTGACCTCTATTGCAAGTGGTTTGCAGGAGCTTGAATTAGGGATATGGCAGTTATTTAATGAATTTGATAAGAGCATACAGATACCCACTGTACATTATAATACTGATTATGACATACACGAGTTGAATGCTATGATTATGGCAATCACCGAGTTGCTTAATATTAATGCGGGTGATAACTACCAGAAACAGGTAAAGCGTGCGGCAACACACATTCTCGACAGTTTACATCATATGGATGACAAGGTGTATGAGGAGATTATGTGGGACATCAAGCAGGGAAAAAGCTCCGCTTCCCCGTCTACATTTGAGGCGCGGGCCACACACCTCACTGATGCCAATAAATCAACCCCAGACAGTATAAAGGCTAAAACAGATTACCAGTCAAGTACCCACGCTAAAGTATCAAAGACTGAAAGTATCTAATAACCACTTGAAATTTTGTATTGTATAGGTATATTATAAACAGCGGACTACACCGCGATAACAAATGATTAAATGGAGAAGTTGAAATGACCTACAAAGAAATGATCGAGAAGCTCTCTAAAGGTGAGGCTTTAACACCAGAAGAAGTTGCAGAATTGGGAAAGATAACCCGTCCAGTTGACCGCTTTAACGAGTTAGCTCAAAAGAAAGCAGAATTGGAAAAAGCCCTTGCAGACAAAGAAAAGGAGATTGCGGATTTGAAAACAACATCTGTCACTGAACAACAGCGACTACAGGATGAAGTCAATGCGCAACTGCGTGAATTGTCTGGCAAGGTGGAAACTCTCTCAAAGGAGAACAGTACACTGTTGGCAAATAAAGAAGCTACCGACAGACTTTTAAAGGTCGCTAAACTTGCTCGTGATAATGTAACAGGTGCAATAGTCAAGAACACTAAGTACCTCAGTTTAAGGTTTGATGAGATGGGTGTTGACCTCAACGACAAAGAAAAGGTTGATGAGGCACTTAAATCATTGTTAAGCTCTGAACCTGAAGTGTTTATTGTTCCGGTAAGAGGCGGCTCTGGTACGGGTGGTAACCCACCAAGTACGGGAGGTGTCGCTCCAGCTAAACCGGTTAAGGATTGGAGCATCAAAGAGAAAACGGAATTCATAAAAGAAAACGGAGCGGATAAATATGCCGAACTCCGAAATAATCAAGGAGAATAATTATGCCTCTTACAACGTTAGGCGATTTGCTCCCTTATGACCTGTACTTCCGTGCAGGATACGTAGAGGGGTCTGACTACTTCATGGAGATTTTTAATGGTGGTTCTAATGGGACTATCCGGCTGGAATCTGAAAATTCAACGGGGACGTTGAAGCATATAGCACACACTAAAGACTTCGGGGTTATCTCTGATAGAGATATTACATCGGATTCTGCGCAGTCTGTGCATAAAATTGAAAAAGCCGAGCACACCGCTTTCAAGACCTTTTGGAAGTTTGAGCCGGTTGAGTTTCAGTGGACGGCGTTTAAGACTGCGGACAATATGACCAAAGAAGAGGTTATGTTCCTGATCGGGCGTAAGTTCGCAGAACGTAAGCTGGCGCATAACGTGTCTAAGGCTTTGGCTATTGCCGCCGCCGCTATCGGCAGTTCTGCCTCTTTGACCATCGATAAGGCTACTGTTCCGGCTAACTTTGTTTCCAGCGACATTCTCGCAGGACAAAGCAAGTTCGGGGATGCCTCGTCTAGGTTGCGTTGTCTGATTATGCACAGTGGAGTGTATTTCCCTCTTGTAAAAGACCAAGCGTTGAACTATAAGTACAACGACCTCGGACTTATTGTAAATGGCGGTACACCTGCAACGTATAATCTGCCTGTAGTAGTTACGGATAGCCCGCAACTTACTTACACCGAAGGGGATACTACGCTGTATAAGACACTGTTGCTCTCTGACGGTGCCGTGACCATAAAGGATAACGGGAATACACAGGCTCTTGCTGACGATATTGCCGGTCATGAGAATATCAAGACCATCTTCCAGGCTGAAGGTGACCAGTGGAACTACGTTCTTGGCTACCAGCTTAAAGCGGCGGCGGGCCCCGGTGCAAATCCAAGCTCTGCAACCCTTGCTAACAGCTCAAACTGGGAACGTTGGGTTAATTCTGATAAATTGACCGCTGGCGTGCTTATTAAGTCTGCAGGCTCGTTGGACGATGTAACACAAATTACGAACGTAAAAATAGTTTCGTAAGACCTTTCTTGGTGGCGTGGATTCTCTATCAACCCCTGCCTGAGATGAGTTCCACGCCACCAAGAGTTTACATTTAAGGTGTATAATGCTAGGCGATAATGTTTTACTTTATGACGGTAATGAATTTCCGCAAGCCGTGACCTATGCGCAATGCTTCAACATGTTTGCACAAGACATGGTTATAAGTATGCGCTATAAAGAGTATAAACCGGTGAGGCAGACCTTTTTAAAGGTTTTTGTTGCAGTTAAAGACCGCAGTAAATTTCATGAAATACTGTCTAGGCATGAGGCACAATTTGAAGTGGAGTACATTGACGAGCTCCCAGACTACCGCAAAGAGGATATAGCTACAGTAGCTAAAATGCTACATGATAGAGGCTTTACAGCTGCTTTTGATGACATTAAGGCATATCGCAGGGAAGCGGAAGCTCAAGCGGCTATAGACGCTGAAAACGCGCGCAAAGCAGAGGAAGAGCGTAAAGCCAGAGAGCGCGCCAGACAAAAGCTAGAGGCAGAAGAGGCGGCAGGAATCTTTAACGACCCTGCGCCGGAAGTCCCTTTAAATCCTAAAGTACTCAAACCCCTACAGCGGAGAAGGAAAAATGCTTAACACCGTAGAAATGGCTGATACATACTTTAATTTGAGCTACTTTAACAAGTCCAAATGGGCTGAAATATCTTCAGGGGATAAGGAGTTGTTATTGGCTACCGCTGAGGCTGATATTAATGTTTACCTTAAAACCAGCAATATTGATTTAGATGTTATACGTTCCACCCCACCTTTTACCGCTTATCAGGCGGCTGTATTTGAGTGGGCGTTGTATATTCAACAGAATACAGAAATGGTAAGTGCGGTTACAGGTGAGAACCTCTCAATGGCTACTGAAATAGTGATTGATGGTATCGGTAAAGAGGTTTATGACCGAGGTAAACGTGATGCGTATTTGCAGTTGATTGAAAACTCTCCTGCGGGTAGGCTGTTACAAATGATATTTAAAGAGAGGGTAATTATTCGCTAATGTTTAGACATTTAGTAAATCCCAAGAATAAAATAACAGTACACCAACCATTAAGAGACCGTGATGGCGACCAAGTTGATTCATTCTCTATTGGTTCAGGTTACGGTATATTCCATGAAATGACCAACGAGGAGATTAAAGCATACGGGGCGGGGAAGTATGCGGCTATAGGTATTATAGTGCACTATTCACCCGATGTAAGCACTGACACCACCACAATTAATGGGGTTGAGGTTGTTAAAGACAGGTCATACCCGTTAATAGGTGATTATGTTATGTACGCGGGTGAGCGATACGATTTGAGCGGTGTAAGTCCTAAAAGAGATATACACGGAAAATTTATAGGCTATAAGGTGTTCTGCGAAAATGTCTAAAGGTAAAAATGATTTTTCTATGCAGGTTAGCGGTATGACGGTTAACATGAAATCATTCGCCCCTGAATACACAAAATGGCTTAAACCTGTACAGCGGAGAACTAAAGCAGCCGCCAGAGAGGTCGCTAGGTTGTGGGCTGAACAAGTCATAGCTAAAGCGAAGATGTACTGTCCGGTATTTGGTACTGATTTAGGGAACAGCATAGCTTCAGACTACACGAGATTGGTTGCTTTCGGCAGTTTTGGGGCGAGTCGTATCAGTGTTAAAGTTGGTGTAAAAAGCGATTGGAGAAGTACAATGGATGAGATGAACCCCCCGTGGGGGGTGTCTAGTCCTCAGATTGCTGTAGTTTTACACGAGATGTGGGAGTCTGTAGCGAAGGATGCCGCTAGAGAGAGGGCGGCTGAAAAGAGTTCATACTTTGGTGGTGTATATGTTGGTGAGAAATTTCTCGCCCGTGCAGCCGAAGACGCAACCCAAGGGGCATCTAAAATGGCAAAAGCGGTATTCAGAGACGCTCTAACCATGAAAGGATACACCGCCCCAAAAGGGGTTAAGGGTAAAAGAGCGGAAGCTACACAATCAAGATATAATGTAGCAGGGGTCACTCAAGGGTTAGAGGCAGAGCTTAAAGCACAAGCAGACCGCTACGCCGGATTTGCGGCACGTTTTGCACAAAGTGTTGATGACGTGGTCTTTTAAACAGCGAGGAGGGTAAATGCCAACATTAAATATCTATAAAGAGGTGGAGGACTGGTTTTGCGATACCATCGATGCTTTATTTGATGACGGTATTGTCTGCTCAAAAGAGTTTGACGTAAATAAAGCGGATAGCAGAGCTTGTTCTGCAACTTTAAATAAAGGCAGGGACGATCAAGGTGTGGGGTTTTCTGGTACAGCAACCTTAAAAAGTATGCGAAAAACAAGGGCAAACGCAGTAGCGGATATAGACCTTGTAATGTCCTACTTTCCGGTGTATAATAAAAATACCGACAAGGGGCTTGTAATTACCGTTAATCTCACATATATTACGCCACCGATAAAGACAATTGTCGGTACGAAGACAGCGTTTTTATACACTGTTAATTTTAAAATTAACTAAACAAGGAGAAAAGTATTATGGCACAACAACCTTTTGTAGGGAATCCTGCAGACATCCACATGGGGCCCGCTTCGATTACGTATAATGGTAAAAACCTAGGGTATACGTTGAACGATTCGGTAGAAATAAGCACACCAATGACCGTAACACCGATTACACCAGACCAGTCATCCTTACCAATTAAGGACATTGTTACGGGTGTTGAAGCCACGGTCACGATGACACTTGGTGAGGTCAACGTAGCAAACCTGCAACTTCTGCCTGGAGCAGATGGTAATGGATTGAAAGACCCTGTTGGCATAGATATGAAAGCTATTGCTGAAGAGTTAATCGTAGTGCCGCTGGACAGCGGTGGTGGGTTGAGTTATACTTTCCCGTCTGCGTCGCCTATGTTATCTGGGGCTATTCAGTTTGCTAAAAACACCCCTCAAGGGCTACAGTTGACGTTTAAAGTATATGCAGACTCATCTAATTATTACATGTACTACAGCGAATAATTAAGTAAAAAAGGAGAAATAAGTCACCATGTCTAAACTCATCTCAGGCATTGATTTCAGCAAGTTGGCAGACTTTCGAGAGAGCGTACAGGTTAAAATTTCCGAGGGCAATATTGTAGACCTTCCACTTATAACGCTAAGAGATGCCCCAAGAGCCGAAATGTTCTTAAATCGTGCCGATGCGATACGTGCGGAGTTCTCAATCCTCCACGCAAGAGCCAAAGACCGCGCAGAGGCGGCAAAAGGTGTAAAAGAGGAGGTAGAGAAAGACCCAGAAGTAGCGTTGACACTGACAGGCGAGCAGACGTTTGACAGGTTTGAGGAAACCGTGAAGGCTATCGCTGATTCTCAACGGAGAATGGATGCGGTAATTGTGCGGGCAAATGAGCTTGCGGATGATATATTGGAGTTTATAGCCCCATACTTAGAGGGTACAGGCGTAGTTGAGCAGCTTAAAAAGGTGGAAGCTGTATACACCACAAGAACCCTTCAAGCAATGCTTTATGGTAATGCTATATACGCACAAGAAGAAGAAGCTAAACAAGAGGAGGGTGGTGCGAGTACCAACTCAAACCCTACGGGGTGATACCAGAACGCATTGACGTTCAGTATGTTCTGGTGTCAATAATGAGATTTTTTCCTAAATATGGTTGTTGGGAGTTGCTTAAAATGCCGTATGCTATGGTCATGAAACTATTTGAACTGTCTCAGAAAGCAGAAGCCCTAGCCCGTCTTGATATTTTTACTGGAAGGGCGGCATTAAATAGCGAGGAGCTTATGCGTTCGTTGGTGTATGTTGAGCAGTCGGCAACCTCACCCGACAAGTTAAAAATGAAAGAAGTAATGTCTGAAGAAAATAAGTTGCGGGCGCAGAAAATAGCGGAGGAATGCGCAACTAAAAAATAATATGGAGTGTAATTAATGGCTAACGTATTTGATATTTCCGGTTCACTTGATGTTGACGTTAGACCTTTTGACACCTCTATGCAACGCTCGGCAACCTCTGCTGAGGCGGCGTTCTCACACATGTCTCAAGTCGCCAAGACCTACCTTGGTGTTTCAGGTGTTTTAGGTACATTCAAACAAGCCGTACACGCTGGAAATGAATTTGGACAGATGATGGCGGATATAAGCTCTATTACTGAGCTTAGTATGCAGAAAATACAAAAATCTATCTTGAAGATGGATAACGTGCTGGGGAT